TCTATCAGCCCAGCGATTATTGTTTCTGGCCCATACCAGACTGTAACCGCGGCGCCTGCTGATAACGCAGCTATCACCGTGACCTCTGGCGCTGCTAACGCAGTTGTTCCGCAGAACCTGGCGTTCCACAAGAACGCGTTTACCTTAGCCATGGCTAACTTAGAAGTGCCGATGGCAACCAAGGGTGCACGCGAATCAATGGATGGTATCAGTGTTCGCGTTGTGTATGATTATGACGGCCTGACTGATCAACAGATCATTCGTTTCGACATTCTGTACACTGTAGCGGCTCAGAACCCACAGTTTGCTGTGCGTCACCTGGGTTAAAACAAACAGCCCCCGAAAGGGGGCTTTCCCTTTGGGGTTAAGATGGACTTAGAAAAATACAGCTCTTGGGCTTACAAAAAGATTGGTGGCAATGTTGTTGCCGAGATCGTCACAGGTAAATCTGAAGTAGAAGCGCGCATAAATAAGGGCTGGAAATTATCACCGGCAGAATTCATTGAGCAATCAGAACGCGAGGCTGTTATTCAGGCTGGTGGAACTGATGAAGGAATCACGCAAGCGTGTGACGAGAAAGCATTGCTTATGAATCGCCTGCTCAATTTCGATTTAATCGAAGATAAAGATACGTTACAATACATCGCAGAAGAGCTGCATATTTCCAGCTCTATCAATTGGTCTGAAGCAGGCCGCCGCACTCTAGCACACGTTAAAAAAGACCTTCGCAAAGAATTGGTTAAATTAGGTATGCTAGATGAACGCAAAACAAATCATCATTGATTCTCTTAAAATCCTTGGCATATACGCCAAGGACTCCAACGCCACAACCGAAACAGCAGGCACAATTATAAATGCCGCGCTTATCCGCATTGGTATTGCAAACCCAAGTGCAACCAACACAACTAACGGCGTCGGGTTCTTAAACGACCTTTTGGCGGAATGGGCATACGACGGAATTTCATTTCCGTACACAAAGGCTGTTTTCTCTTCAACCGTTGTCGGTGTTCCAGACTGGGCGCTGTCTGCATTAAAAACTAATCTGGCTGTGCGCTTGGCTTCTCAGTACAGCAAGGAGCCGTCACAGGCTTTAATGATGGAGCTTCAAACGTCCAACGAGAAGCTTGCAAAGCGAACCAATGAAACAAACCTGGCAACCGGCCTGACAATCCTAAACGATATGATGATCGAATGGGGTGAAGGCGGCATTCGCATTGGGTATTTAAACCCGCAGTCGCTAACAGATGAATCTGGAATACCTGATTGGGCTTTGGCAGCGGTTAAATATAATTTAGCTATCCGGTTGGCCCCTGTTGTAGAGCGACAGGTTAGCAGTGAGGCTGCATTAACCGCACGCGACGCGCTACGCTCCGTTAAGCGTAAAACAGTCAAGCCGATTGAAATGGATTACCCGTCAACGATCCCAATGGGGGCTGGTAATCGCAGTTCCGCATATTCCAGGAAAACTTACGGCAGTGCCTCTGATCTTTTAATCGATGAGAACATTGCAGCAAACAATAACGAAGGCTCTACAGTAGGGGTGCAATGATGCGCACATCAATACCATTCAATATGCTTACACGCGCCGCCTCTATTAGTGAGGCAGATCTAATTTCTGTTTATTCCCAAGGTAATCAGGCTTTGCGTGCCGTTGCCATTTCTCGGTTTTTATCAGAACTTGGGCTGCGAAACGGCGGAAAAGAGTTTAAGCAATTAACAACAATAAACAGCAACCAGGTGTTGTCAACGCTTGATGACTTAACTTATTTGCTGGTGGATGCCTCTGGCGCGCCTGTAACCATTACTCTTCCAACTGCGGTAGGGCGTGGCGGGGACTGGCTGAGTATTAAGAAAGCAGACGCAACCGGCAATGCTGTGACGATTGCGCCGTTCGGTACAGAGCTGATTGATCAAGACGCCTCTTTGGTATTAAGCGGATTTAACCGGCCATCTGTCGAGATCATTTCAGACGGTGTTGATTGGTGGGTGCTCAATGCCTAAACAGGTAATAAACCTGAAGGTCGACGGGGGCGAGTATAATTCGCCTCGCGTTGGTCGTTACGCAAAAAGCGTATTGAAAAATATGCGCCCCATAGTTGCGCGTGGGCCAAGTATCGGAACAAACGGTGTTGAGGTGTGCGGGGATGTAGTCGGCCTGACACAATCTTTGCAGCCTTACTACAGCGGTAGCGAGGCGTACAAACATGCAAGGGCGTGGGTGTATAACCCTGTTGGCGGTAATGTTTATGTATTGATTGGGTTAACGTTGTGGTCCCGTGATTCTATTAATGGGAACTGGTCAAAAATCAACACAACTGATGGTCTTGCACTTCCTAATAATGTTTCAGTAACACCCGTTGGAATGGCAGCCAACGGAAAGACCGTCGCCATGGTAAATGGGTCCTCTGGGCAGTACCTAAACCTTGACACCGATGTTTTTGAGAATATAAACCAATTAGCCTACGGCTTCCCCGAGAACTTGTTTGGATATTCAATTGATGTCGTTTATCACGATGGTTATTTGGTTTATATCAATGGAGAGAACACCGTTTACCATTCCGGCCTAGTCGATGTTGATAACGGCAAAAGTATTAGACCGACAGATTTTGGTTCAACCGATGTTGATTTTGGCGGAAACAATAGCGCGCTCGCCTCGATGTCAAACTACCTGGTGGTGATGACAAAGTATTCGACGCAGTTTTTTGAAAACATTGGCGCGGAAAACTTCGCGTTTCAGCGGGTTTCAACAGTAGGCATTGGTTGCCATAGTGCTAACTGGCGCGTATCGAGCGGGGATATTATTTACTTCGTAGGTTCTGGACCTAATTATCCTTTCGGTGTTTATTCTATTGATCAGACTGGGGCTGTTAAGCGTCTAAGTAATGACATGATCGACGCCAAATTAACGATAAACTATTCTGGCGCGTTTCAAATAACAGGGACAATGTACACCTACACAGAGGGCGGACGCGCTTTTCTTGTTATCAACATAATGAAAAACAGGCTATCGACTGCGACAGCGTCAACGTTTGGCGTTGGTTATACATTTGAATATGACATATCAACCGGCGTTTGGACAGATCGCAGGAGTGGCGCTAATGATGATCGATGGCTTCCGTTGCTGGCGTTTCCTGAGCCTTTCCCTATTAACAACACAACATCAACAGGCGGGTATATATTCCTTGGGCGGGACCCCGCATCTATTGGTAGTTCAGACCCTGAAGGTGTTGTTCATGCGTGGTACATAATGCCGCCTTATGCGGATAGCCAAACCTATGATATTGGCTACAACATGACTTGCCAAGCAACAACCAATTGGATAGATGGCGGCGGAAAAAGCTTTATTGTTAGCAAGGTTACAGTGCAAATTGATGGGCCTACAACATCATACAGCGCGCTTCGCCTTGAGTATTCAACTGATGGCGTAATATGGGTGCAGGTGTCTGATTTTAATGCAGGCCGCAAGCATCACGAGTTTTACGGCGTAGGATATTTTGAAGATATTGTTATGTTCAGGGTGCGCAATCTCGTCGGAACAGTAGACGCTGCATTTAAAATATTGGACGTTACAGCAGAGGTAGAAACACTTGGCGATTGATCTGACTAAAGACCTTCCGACATGGTCCATAAGCCTACCGATTACGCAGAATAATAACGCTGTTCAGACGTTTGCTGACCGCGTTAACGCAGTTATCAATAAGATAAACCGCCACGAGGTTTTAGAGTATGCAGGAAACCCGACAGGCGTTCTTAGTGCGACAGGGCCGCGCCTTTGCTTTGATACCGTTGGCGCGAAAATGTATTACAAGCCGCGAGGAAGTACAGGGGCGGCTGGATGGGTTTTAATATGATCGAGCATATTATTAAGCTGCTTTCTGACATCCACCAGGAAAGCATCTATTACTCTCGATTCGACCTTGATTTACACAAGGCGCGGGAAATAATCGCCATTATGATGGAAAGCAAAGATTATTTTATTCGCACAACTGGTCACGGTGTAATTATTGCCAGCGTAGCCAAGCCTTTCTGGTCAAACGATCTTATCGCACAAGACGAGCTGGTATACGTATCAAAAGAAGGCCGTGGTAGTGGCGAAGGATTAAAGCTAATTGCATCCTTTGAAAAATGGGCTGAAAAGAAAGGGGCTAAACGAATTATCGTTGGCGATTCTATGGGAATATCAGCTAAAGCTATCTCAATTTATCGGAATAATGGATATAATAAATGCGCCATTGTTATGGCAAAGGAGCTTAAATAATGTGCGGCGGCCGCGTTTCAAAAGTACTTAGCAATCCAGTAGCGGTTGCGACAAACCCTATAGGCGCAATCAGTGGTTCACTTGCATTGAGTGATGACCCATTTGGTGATTTAACAGAGGGTATTACTGGTGCGCGTGCGACCGATAAAGCTAAAAGAGATGTCGAAAAGGCTGGAAACATCCAAGCCGCAGCGCAAATGCAGGCACTCGCACAAATCAACCAATATGGTAGCAAGGGTGAAAACGCTTTGTTAGCAGGCTTGGGCGGATCAATTCCAACTGCGGCATTAGCACAAGCTCAAACACAGCAGCAAGCGCTTTTAGGATTAGGCGGCGATTCAACAGCAGCCTACAACGCCATTCTGAACTCCCCTCAATTTCAGGCGCAATTGCAGGCCGCTGAGTCTGCTTTAGGTCGTCAGAATAGCGCGCTCGGTCGTTTCTTCTCAGGCGGGCAGGTTGCTGGTATTCAGAATTTAAATGCTCAATTGGCAGGGAATGCAATTCAGCAGCAATTGTCAAACCTTAGCAGCTACCAGCAACAAACACAGCAGCCGCTTAACACACTGGCTGGTCTGTACTCATCACTTGGCGGTAGCGCTGCAAGCGCAATTACAGGGGCCGCAAACGCACAGGCAAATGCTTTGATCAATCAGGCGCAAATAACTCAGCAGCAAGCCGCAGGGAATCAGCAATTTATCGGCGGGCTTATTGGAAGCGGCGCATCTTTATTAGCAGGCGGGTCTTAATATGGCAGCGTTTGAAATTCCACAGCCACAGTTGCAGCAATTAAATTCAGTTGCTACTCTGGCTAACTTTATGTCTGGCCTGCAATCCGGCCTGCAATCCGGAGCGCAGTTCAACCAAATGCGCTTGCAGAATGCGCAATTAGAACAGGATAAATTGCTTGCAGGATTACGCGGCCAAGAGCTTGGTTTAAAACAAGAACAAATGAAGGCGGAACAGGCGCAGGCAATGGCAAAACAAGCCGAGCTTGCAAGGAAAGCAGAGTTAGACGCGGAAAAGAAAAACGCGTTATTCGCTGATCTTTTGTCTGGCGCAAGCCCTGAGCAAGTTCCTGTGTTACTTGGCGGTTTAGCAGCGAATGACCAGCAAAACCCAGTGATACAACAAACGATTGAAGGCTTAAAGGCTGGCGCGTTCACCGTGCAGGATGTGCAGGACGAGGCGGCTAAAATGGTTATAGCCTATCAGGCAAAAGACCCTAGTTTCGAGACTCCGCGCATGGTACGAGACCGCGAAGCAACTGCCAAGGTGCAGGAAGAAACACGCGGAGAGCTTCGCTCTAGTGTGGCCAAGCTTGAGACTAATGCTGGCGTTATTCATGCCAACTACAACAAGCTTGAGGGTCTTGCAAAGCGCGTACAGGGTGGAGACCGTACAGCCACATCTCAGCTACTGGTTGCGCTTGTTAAGCTTGGCGACCCTGGCTCAGTTGTCAGAGAATCTGAAATGGCAGTGGCGCTCAACACTCCAAACCCTCTTGCATATCTGGCTGACAAAGGTATTAAGGTTGATCAAGGATTATTGAATACCGTTCTGGCTAAGATTGACCCGTTAAATCCTAAAAACGTCAATGTAGATGATGTTCTTGCCACGGGTGCAACACTGGTTGCAAGTAACGCACCTGTAATGATTGACGAATACAAGCGGCTTAAAGAGCGCGGCCAATCCACTGACAAAGCAGGCTATCAGTCAATTTTCAGCGAAGGCCGAGATAAGTTATTTAGCGGCCTATCAGCCATCGGGAAGCGCAAAGCTGCACCGGTTAGCAAGGTTGAAGAACTCCGCGCCAAGCTCCGCGCCGCTGGATTAACTGATGCCCAAATAGATGAACGGTTAAAAGGGATGACCCAATAATGGCCGATAACGTAGAAGAATTACTTCGACAACTTGCCCAGGCACAGGCAGAACAGCGCATGGCTTCCGAGCCACCTGCGGCGCTAACACCTGCAAGTCAATTGCCTGAAGCCATGTCGATGGAAAAAGATTTGGGCGTTTTCAGCCCTGAGAATATCCGCATTCAAACCGGCCTTTTGTTTTCACGCTCTGATCAAGACCGCAAAGCCATTGTTCAAAAGGCGCTGCCTGATGCGACATTCCGCTTTGATGACCAGACCGGCGCAACCATTGTGCAGCATGGCGGAAAAGAATATGTACTGAATAAGCCTGGTCTTTCGCCACAAGACTTGATGAGCTTTGTGGCTGATGTTGGGTTATTTGCTGGCAGATTGCGCGGCGATCCACTCAACACGGCACGCTCTACTATCGGAAAGATAGGTGCAGGTGCAGGTATTGCGGCGGCCACAGAAACAGGCGTACAAGCTGGCCTAGTTGGGCTTGGCGGTGATGTTGCACCGGCAGAACGGGCGCTGGATGTTGCGTTTGCTGGTGGGTTGCAGGCTGGTGGGGAGTTTTTAGCGCCTGTGGCAGCAGGTGTTGTAGCGAGTCGTAAGAAGCCGGTTGATTGGGCCAAAGACTTTATGTCTCAGTATTTGCCTGAGCAACAATTAATAGCGTCCGCGAAAGAATTGCCAACAGAGCAGCAATTCGGGAAATTAACACCTGCACAGCGTGTAAGTGTGATGAACTCCGACCCGATGATCCAAGCCCAGACATTTTTAATGGGTTCCCCGCAAGGCTCTTTAGTGGAGTTCAAGAATCTTCGCCAGCAAGACCAAGACGCTGCCTACGCAGTACAGAAGCTTATTGCAAGCGTGGCCGAGAATTACACGGGCGGCTCAAGGAAAGTGATAGAGGCAGCAGGTAAAGGCGTTGAGGCAGCAAGATCTGAGCGGTCGGCTGTTACTGGCCCTTTATTTCAAAAGGCGTTTGCCGAGAACCCTGTTGTTTACCCTGACAATATCGTTAGTAAGTTTGATGAAATAATCGAGCAACAAGGCCCTGAATTGCCAATCAGAAACACGCTCGAAAGTTGGAAAACTAAATTCCTGGCACAGGGCGGAAACTCAAAGTTTGTTTACGACTTTAAAAAAGCTATGCGGGCAGACATTGAAAAGTTGCAAGCGGCTGGTGATCGCGGGACTGCAAACGAATTAAAGCGCTACATGACTGATATTGACTCGACAATCCGTAAAGAGCTTGTTGCGCAGGTTCCAGGCTTTGAGGAAGCTATTACCAAATACCGTGAAATGAGTCCGACTGTTGATGCTGTAAAAGATGGGCTAGTGGGCAGAATTGCCAAGCTTGACCCAAATAACGCAAGCATCACCGATGTTGTTGCCAAGGTCTTTGGTGGTAATGCCGATTTAACGCAGCTTAAGCGCGCAAAAACAGTCATTAAAAACGCAGACCCTGAAGCCTGGGATGCTGTCGTAAAGTCCGAACTTATGCGGAGGGCTGGAAAGCTCTCCACTGATGTTGCGGCCGGTGAAATCGGCAACTCACCAAATGCTATCAAGCGCGCATTGTTTGGCAATTCGTCAAATATGAAAGCGATAATTGAGGCGGCCGACGGCGATACAAAGAAAAACCTGTTAGCACTGCACGAATGGTTGAGTAAAGCAGAATTAGGGCGCAATGTTGGCTCTCCGACAAGCCAGCGCACCGTGATGCATGAAAAGGTGAGGGAGTCTACGGGGACTGTTCTTTCTGACTTCTTTGGCTCGCCTGTTAAAACGCTTGGCGGAGAGTTAAAGGATATTCGAGAAGCTGACAGGCTGGAAGCTTTGGCGAATATCATTATTGACCCAAAATACGCCAAGCAAATGGCAGATATTCGCCAGACAGGGCCATATCAAGGCGCTGTGAAAATGGCGGAGCTGCTTAAAAATTCTTTAATGGATGTTATTAGTGTGCGCGCTTTAACCGCGTATGCTCAGGGCGCAAGGGGTGACTAATGCCTAAAATTTATCGCAATAGCCTATCAGACGACGATCAGATTTATCTGAAGGTTACTGGTCTGCCAAAGATTGATACCGCAACAATAACAAACGCAAGCGGCCAGTCATCTTTTGCCTTCATTTATACAGTTGGCCTAATTGATGTGAAGCTAAACTGGAAGCGATTAAAGCCTTCAGAGTACACAGCAACAAACGGCACTACAGTTGTTCTTGCAACTCCGCTTACAAGTAATTCTGACGTTTTAGTTCTTGATGCGTACCAGAGCGCAAGGTATGCGACAACACTAGAGCCTGGATTGGTATCGCTCTCTACAGATACAGAGGCGCAATTAAAAACAGGTGAAACTGTTATAACGTCCGGCAACCTTGCGGCGTTAAATGCGACACCAGAGATGGCTGGGTTTGTAGAAAAAGCCACTACCGCTGAAGCAATGGCAGGCGCTACTGATAAGTTCCCTGATGCGGCTGGTGTTAAGAGTTATGTGGATCAGTTTGGTATTGGGGTAACATCTTTAAGTGCTGTAGCTGATTTAAATTCACTTACAGCGTCGGGAATTTACCGTAGTAACAATACAACCGCTAACCGTCCTGCGGGGATGGATTACACCACGGTAACTCACAGTGTACGTTCATCCGGTGAAATGACTCAGGCAGCTGTTAACCTTACAGGAGTTACAAGGGTTGCTGTACGATGTAAGGTTGCTGGAGCGTGGGTAGATTGGGAATATCTCAACCCCACAGTAGGTACAGTATCCCAATCCGGTGGCATCCCTACTGGTGCAATAATTGAGAGTGGGAGTAATGCTAATGGTTATTACATTAAGTATGCAGATGGTACAATGATTTGTAGGCATTATGCTTCATCAACGGAAGCAATTGCTACAAGTAACAATGTGTTCGGATATATCACAGCATCTACAATCACTTGGACATACCCAGTTGCATTTATTGCGGAGCCTAGTGTTTTAGGTGCCGGTGACGGTGTTACATGCTCAGTTGCCATATTAACCATAAGTTCATCATCAGCAGCGTACGTGGTGACTTCAGTCAATGTCTCTTCAAGCTCACATCGAGCACGAAGCTTGTTTGCAATCGGTCGATGGTACTAAGGAAAATCAAATGATTAAAATAAATTTAATCCCTGTGTTTTTTGCACCTAAAACTGAAATTAAAACAATTGGTACATTATTAACGCTAAATGGCGTTGACTATGAATTATCTGATTTACCAGACGGGGCGGAAGCGTGCCACCCAGTGCTGGGTCGCGTAACTCGTATGGGCAATGATTATGAAATGACTGTAATTCTTGGCCACGGCAACCCAGCCCCTGAGTCGGTACGATTCCCAACTCCATTAGAAATTACTTCTGATTTTACTTTTGAATACGAATACGGCGAGGTGGCAAATGTCGTGGCTGAATGATGCGGAAATTAAAACCGCCGAAGAAAAAGCGGCAGAATCGCAAAAGGCTGTCATTGATAAAGCGGTAAATACTGTGCAATCAATGTTGGATGCTGAGGCCCGTAGTCGTGGCTATGACAACATTAATTCGATTGCTAAATATCTTGGCTATGACAACATTTTCCGCGTTGAGTGTGAGGCACTGGCAAAATGGTGCTCAGCATGTTGGGCGAAATGTTTTGAATTGCAGTCACTCGGTGAAATGCCAGCCGACTTGTTAGCAGAAATGCCTACACTGGATGCATAAAAATGAAAACAGCACGGACGCTATGGGCAGGACTATGGCTTGCTTGCGGGGTAGCACTGGCAGCGGTGCTGCTCCCAGCATTTCTTTTGTCGTTTGGCGTTGTCCTGGGGGTTCCCAGCGCGCTGAAGGGCGGCGCGTATTGGCAACGCGCTTGGATTGGCTTTGATAAGTGGTGCAACGTTATGTTGGGCGGCCTACTAACTGAGACGATCAGTAGCCGGCTTGGCAAATCAAAGCTTTACGGCTGTCGGCCTGTTTTTGGCGCTCGTTGGATTGATGGCCTAGTTAGCTGGTGGCTGCACCAGATTGATCACAACCACGTTGAAAACAGCGTTAACCTTAGCGTTGGTTGCGATTGCTTAGCCGAAGACCTTGGCCACAACGGCGGCTAGTATGATGGATGAAACGCTGCCAAATATCATCCAGTAGGCAGCGGTTTTGATCTTGTGGGCCGTGAGATTAACTATTGACTGTTCGGCTCCAGTAATGCGTTCACTGTGATTGTCTAGTCGCGTTTCGTGGCTTTTAACCATAGCCAGGATTTCGCCGCGAGTGTCCGCGCTTTCTTTTGCAATCGCCGCCATGTGGCCGGATAATGCTTCTAGGTGACGCTCTGTGCGGGTGTTGCTATCGCGAATTGATTGATGAATTAAGACGAGATGGGAGTTCAGCTGATCTTGGGTAACGTGTTCAGTCATTTTGTTTGATTTCGGCAAAGTTGGACGATTGCCCAGATTATAACAAGTGTGCAGAAAACAATCGAACCTATGACTTCCATTTCTAATACTCCGGCTAATGCTAGAGATTTTAACACGTCAAAAGCGTGATGAATGTCCTAAAAATGTAACAGAGGGGAAGAAATATGATTGCACTGGTAGGTAAGCTGGCTGGCGCTGTTGGTATGTGGTGGCTGCGTAAACATGCAGTAAATCAGGCAGTTGAGCTGATTATTAGTGGTGCGGAAAAAGCTGCGCTAATGTCAGAAACAAAGCTAGATGATGATGCTGTGGCAAAGCTCCGCGCGGATAAAGAGGAAATTATCCGAATTATCAAAAGTGTGTTGTAATAAAAAAGGGCCGAAAGGCCCCTAATTAAAACGCAGCGTGTTTACAAGCGCGCTGCACAGTGCAATCTCAAAAATAATCAACAAGCAAAAAAACAGGATAATTTCTTTTTGCCTCATCATACCGCCACCATCTTTTTTGCCCGTTCGATTTTTTCGTAATCGTCGCGGCACTCCGCATCGCAAAATAACCCGCTTTCCGGTAGGTGCATTCCGCAGTTGTAGCAGATTTTACGCTCTAATAATCGCGGTGCGGCCAACTGATTTTGAATTGCAACGTATGTCTGTAATTCTTCCAGTGAGCTTGCTTCATCCGTGATGTCTGCCATGATTTACGCCTTAAAAAAGTGGAGTTTATTATTATTGGTTGGTTTTGTGTCGATATGCAGCCAACTTACACCGTCCTCAATGCGGGTGATATGCGGAACATACTCCAGGTTACGCAGATTGGCGCGGATTTCGTCAGCGCTGATCTTGCTGAATTTTAAATCTAGAGCTTTACCGACACTGTGCATTGATCCCGGCGAATAGTGCGGGCTGCCAACAGTGCGAAAACCAGACCAGTTAAAATCGCCGCCTATGTGCCAGTTATTGCACGTTATTGGCCCGTAGCGGTTGCGCAGCCAGTCTGCCCCCATTAAAACTTGCTCGTCAAATAAACCGAACAACTGGTCTTTGTCTTTTATGTCGTAAAGATCGCGTGGCACAATTTCCTGAATTATTAAGTGCTTAGGCACGTACATTCTTCATACTCCACTTTGTTATCAAAAGCACCGAGTTTCTCGAAAATATCAAACGCATCTTTTTCAGTCCATTCTTTGCCATCCGTTCGCGCAATCCATCCGATGTTATGCAAATGGTGGCGCGGCATTGTGTCGATCAGCTCGCGGTGGATTGGCTCTAGATACGGCTGTAACTGGCGCATAAGCATTGGATATGGTGTGCGCACCTGTATTGCTTTCTGATAGCGCTCTGAGCCTGTATTGCCCAGCACAACAAGCAGCACTGACCAGTTTAAGTGCAGGTGATTGTAGGCGCTCTCCATTGCCTCGCCAACACGGACGCGCTTCCCGTTTACCATGTTAACGCAGAAATTAAAATCAGCCCCAGCATACCACAGCACTGCGCAATTTTTAATTGCGGCTCGCTGTATGCGCTCTGTTCGTGCGCGTAGAGAGTGGGTCATTCTACAGGCTCCAGGCTATCCATATAGTCTGCTATCTGTCTTAATTCTGATGAAGACATCGGGCAATCTGCAACCGCTTTAAAATCATACGCCATTGGCTGTTTCGTTAAATAATGAGTATCGTTGTGATGGATTTCACCCAATGGCGCTCCATCTTGGCCTCGCACATGATGCACACAATAAAAAACAATGCTCATTTATCAAGCTCCTTAGCTGCACGCTCTAAATACCATGCAGCTTTTCGTAAATCCTGCGCAGTTTCGTCTTTTTTACCGGCTCGCCATGCGTATTTAATTGCATTTCCGCGGCAGCAAGCAACAAAGCCATCTAACCCAAGCGCTGCCCGTATTGCATCAATGCACTCTATGCCGTTGTCTGTCTGGTAATGCGGCGGGTTGTTTACCATGTCGTCGTTTAGCATTTATTTACCCTCAATTAACCAAAGCAAGTCTTCTAGTGTTTTTATTTCCCGCATATCGCCGACAATACCTGCTTCATAGCCTTTGGCGCCCATGTCATTGTCAAACTGATACCAATACAGCCAGTCACTAGCGTCGCCAACATTTTTAGCCACCGCTTCTGTGTATTCTGACTGCATACGGAAAAGCGCGTCGGTAAAAGGCGACTCAACAAAACCGAATAGTTTTTCAAAGTCGCCAAATTGTTTGTCTACTGCTTTTGTTACCTGCTCCCACACTTGCAGGGCTTTTAATTTATCGCCACTCATAATGTTCCCCATCATTCCCGTTTTGCCCGATAATATCGGCCCGATCTTCTGGCCACTCGACTAATTCAACGCGACCGAACCTGTCTGTTTTTTCAAGCTTTTCAGCGTTGCGCGTTAACATCAACACTTGCAGCTTTAGCGCTGCATTTTCGTCTATCAGGTCCTGCATCTGCTTTTGCAGCTCGTGGCGGTCAACGAGCGTCCCGCAGCACTGCTCGACTAGTTCTGTTGTGTGCACTCTAAAGCTCCTTTTATTGCTAATTCCATTACCATGTCCCTGATATGGGACTCTACAATCTGCCCCACTGCCAGCACGTTTTCAAAACCCATGTACTCTTGCGCACGTGTCACGCACTCGCCAGTTTCGAGTTCTGTTAGCTCTACGTCGCCGGTTAAACAATCAACACTAAAAACATATTTCTTGCGCCCGGCTTCGCTTAAACAACGCGCGCCGATAGCCTCTATGG